GCTATACCGCCTGCGGCATATTTCGGCCGATCCATAAAATTATCCCATGTCTCTTGTGGTGTCTCCTGTTCTTCCATAAAGAGAGGCAACTCTTGTTTTTCGGGGTCCATGTAATCAACTTCTCGACCGCCACTCAAGGCTCTTCCTTCTGAGATGAAGTCATACATGGCCATACCGATTTCTTCTTCGCTCATTTCATTAAAGTTCGGACCTGCCACCCTCATTTTTTCTTCAGGTGTTAACTCCATAAACATTTTGAGCATGTCAAAACTGTCATCGACTGGCTCTGGTTCTTGTTGGTCGCCAAAACGATCTTGCAAATAAGCAGATGTTTGAACAGCGTCGGGAATAAAATCAAAAATAGTGCCTTTAAGCATACCTTCAGGTTGATAATCTCTAAATCTTTTCTTTTCAACCGCATCACCCTCTGCAAACCCTCTGGCTCCGGGCGTTCTAATGTAAGGACCATAACCTGATCCTAAAACGGGAGGTAAGCTCGGTCTTTTAAAAAAGTTCGGCATTAAAAAACGCCTTCAAACTTAGTGCCGCGAATGGCTGCGCCTCCGCCTCTGCACTTACCGGCGCCGGAACCCGGTTTAGGGGGTCCGCCATTGGCTTCTTTTTTAGGTTGTGCCATAGGCACGGTGCCCTGGTCTTTAATTTTCATGGATTTACTTGCGGTACCTGGATTTTTTGGTACGGCGCCTCTGAACTTTCTTGGTCTTTGCATTGGTCTTCCTCTTTTTTTTAGATTTTCCCGCCTTGCTCAGTGCAATGGCAACGGATTGTTTCTTCTTGTAGCCCTCTTTTCTCAGTTTCCTTATGTTAGCAGAAACTGTTTTCTTAGCGCTACCCTTTTTTAGCGGCACTTTTTTTCTTTACTGCTTTTTTCTTTGGCGTAGCTTTCTTTTTAGCCGTTGTCTTTTTAGCCGCTGCTTTTTTCTTTGGCGTTGCTTTTTTCTCATCTTTTCTCGATTTAATAAGCTGTTCTTTTCGTTTAGGATCACCGCGCCAGTCTCTCTCAGCCTGATGTTCTGCTAATCGTTTTTCTTCTGCGGCTCGTTCTTCAAGTTTTTGTGCCTTATGAGCAGCCTGCATGGCTTTCATCACTGAACTCATTGTTTGCTCTCCTGTTGTAAATCTGCTGCCTTAAATCGTTCTGCCTGATCTAGTCTGTCCTGCGCTGTTTCGTTCTTCATTACGGCAATTTCCTCGGATGAATCAATTCGTTCTTTGGTTAAATCATCCTGTTGATTGATTTTCATTATATCTAAATTTTGCTTTTCTCCAAATTCTTGTTGTTTGCGCTGTAAATCACCAGCCTTAATATCCAACTCCTGGCGCCTCAATTCCACCAACGGATCTTCTTGCGGTGGCGGCGGTGCAAACTGCTCATTAATTTGTTGTGTCAGCTCGGCAATCACTTGTGCTGTTTGCGCTTGTTGCTGTTGCATCATTTGCATTTGCATCTGTTGTTGCTGTTCCGGCGGCATCTGCATTAATTGCTGTTGCATCTGCATCATTTGTGGATCTTGTGCCATTTGTTGTTGTACCATTTGTTCCGCTTTCAGCGTGATGTGTTCATACACATGCGCTTGAATCATCGCCATTCCTTGCGGGTTTTGTTGCATAATTGCGGTGCCGTAAAGACTCATGTGAGCAGCTATATGGGCGTCGTGATCCTGTCCCTGGAAGGCTTGTGCACCTTTACCAATCAACAAGGAAGCGTTTTCATTACCCGGATCCACCGGTTCCGGTTGCGGCGGTGGCGGCAAGAGCGCCTCGATGTTCTCCACATTAAGGGCTTGATACATTCGGCGATACGCCTCGTAAATGCCCGCTTGACCGTGAATCTCAGGGTTCGATTGCGCCATTTGCAGCATTTGCTGCGCCAGCATCACCCGTTGGCTCATCGAGAAGATGTTCGGGTCCGATACCGGAATAATATCCACACGATCATCAAAATCAGCCTGTTTAATGTTCTGATCGCCATTCTTGGTCATGTACGGATAGGCCGGCGGTAGGAATTGGGCGAAAATTCTCGCCAATAAGTTAAATTCTATCTTTTGCGCGTAATGTAAGCGCTTATGAATCGCCGACATCACCTTGGTGCCACGTTCCAGTAACGCCACCGTGGTGCCCACCGGCATTTCCTGATTGGAATCGCCCACTTGAATATCAGCAATGGAAGCAAACCGCTTACCGGCATCGACCATTAAGCCCATTAAGGCTAACAGCGTTTGTGACGGCTCTTTAAACGGCAATGGTACAAACGAATCTCGAAGACTGCCCCCTGGGGCGTCCATGTCGCGAAATTCACCCGGTTGTAAGGGCTGATCGTCGTTCCGGATGCGAATACCTCGCGCTTTAAATCCGGCCGGCAGGTTGGCGAGCGTGCCCGCGTCGATCAGCTGACGCAAAATTGAAGTGGAAGCCCGTGAAAGACCGCCAATCATGTGCGTTAGGCCAAAACCGTAAAATCCAAGTCCGGGTAGGAACTTGTAATGAACAAAATACTGAATCTTTTTCTTTAGCGGGTCGGCTTCATTCCAGTTGCGACGAATGGAAAGCACCGCATTGTTACGTTTGGACAACGTCACAATGTAGGGCAACTTAACCCCGGTGGGTTCACCGGTCTCGTCCATGTCTTCAAACCCGTCAATATCCAAATCGGTATGAATTTCATACAATTCGCAATCGCTGTCAGTGTTATACGACGGCTCCATGCCTTGGAGCTTGTCAATTTCCTCCTGAATGTCCTCGCTATCGTACTCGGCGCCCATCGATTTCAGAGGCACGTCACGATAGAACCCGCTGTTTTGCAATTTGACGACATCGTTCATCGGCATCGAGACGATGTTGGTAATCCGTACGGCAGTTTGCAAATCGCTGGTGTCATAAGGCACGACTAAATTCTCGGACGGTATAAATTTCGACACTGCCCGACCTAAATTCTGATCATAATAAACCTTACGAAACGCCGAACCGGACAACGGTAGATAAAATAGCAGCATATCTGTTTCCGGATCGTATTCTTCCATGACGTGCATGATTTGATAATTCATGTACTCCTTGACCCTGGCTGCTTGTCCCTCGGAGTCAGGAGTGATGGCGCCAACGATCTGAGTCTTTACAGGACCTTGAGCTGGCAGTATTTCGCCATAGGCTTGTGCCTGGAATTGCGTGACGGATTCGGCTAACAGGGGATGAGTTATGCCGGATGCGCCTTCAAATGGTTGACTTCGTTCTTCGTAACGCATGCCGAGAAATTCCAAGCCGTCACGATATTGTTTCTCCCATTCAGAACGAGAGTTAATATCGGCTTCGACATCGGCAACGCATTGGTTAAATATACCGTGTAGTTCGGAATCGTCCAGTTCTTCAGCCAAGTTAGCGCCAAATTCAACTTGCTGGGGCAGCATCTCGCCCGCCCCAACAACAATGTTTCCATTATCCAAGGCGGTAATGGGGACGTCTTCTCCATTCAACTCGGCGAGTGTGGGATCCTCTAGTTCAATTGTTTTGGAATCATCGATAACCTCCAATGGCTCTTCTTGAGCCGGGTATATTCGTTTATCGACGTCCGCCATAGTATCGCCCTTGTGCTAATGTAAACATAAGCGCACTAATCCAATTTCGATATTGGGTCAGTGGACTTATTACTGTGTTGTTCATTCTACTCATTAAATCATTCGTTTGCCAATCTTCCAAACATATTTCTAATCCAAGCTCTTTCAATGGCTTTTCGCCTGGAATCGTCTTTTTGCCCTGCAATGGCTTCTAATTCAGCCAAAATGTCTTCTTCTTCTGGATATTTCTCATACGCTTGGCTTCCAGCATATCCTGCAAGAAGTCCTGGAATGCCCCCTGCAATTGTTGCTTTTGTCAACAACGGGTTTAAATTCTGACGACGCATCCACATCTCTCTAAAACGTTGTGCTGCCGCTGCCGACTTGTCGGGATCAACCCCCGCTAACGGCCTTACCCTAAATTGTGATTTAGGCCATTGTCTCGAATCTTTTAATTGATACAATTCACGACCACGAGAGCCTTGACGAGCAAGGTCTTGACTTAGTTTCATTTGAAATTTTATTTCGGCTTTTCGAGCAATGTACTCCTCTCTGGAAAACAAACCAGATTTGTACTGTCTCTCTAATAAGTCTAATGCGTCTCTTGG